TTTAATGTTTTCTTTTGTAATTCAATACCTTCATTTCTCAATCTTAAAGCTGTTTCTCTAATCCACAAACCCATTGCGTATGACATCACTAAGTCATCATTGTAACCTGTCATAGCTTCGGCTCTACTTCCATTATATATAAATACAAACAACTCATCAATTAATCGTTGTGATTTTACACTTACTAGTCTTTCTCTGAAAAACTCCTCTAATTTAGCTACAACTAAAGGTCTTGTTTTAGCCGTTAGTGTAAAACCAGGAACTAATTGTTTTTCTGCTCTGTTTATTTTATTGTTGACTTGTCTATGTACATCAACAACTTGTAAATCTTTACTCATGT